GTAGCGCCGAGAAGAAGGTTGCGAGTCCGGTTTCGATAGGAAGTTCCTTGTCAAGGAAACCGGGTCGGGTGTTTGCGAGGTCGATCATGGAATCGGACTCGAGTTGGATGGTTCGCTTGCCGTTTTTGTTTTTGTAGCGAATGTAGTTGGGGAAGTACTGTGGAATCTTTGGAGATAGTTTCTGGCCAACACCCTGTGGGAAGATTTTCTTGGTGCCATCGGGCAGGTCCATGTATTGGCCATGGGCGATCACGATTAGGTTGGTGGCGAAACCACGGCTGGTTAGCATAGCCAAGACTTTTTCAACATCGTCTTGAGCATTTCCGTAAACTGCGCGCCCATCATAATCTCCAGATTTTCCTCGTGGTATGATGGATTCATGGAAATCGTAAGCAGCGTCGCACAGGCGGGAAAGACTGTCAACGATAAGGATACAATCTGGTCCCCAGTCTGCGGGTCTTCCAAGATCAATGTCGTCGTACTTCCAATTATCGAGCAACTTAATCGCACTGATCCATGCTTTTGGCTTTCCATCGATTTGGCTCCCAGAGGCTCCGGCTTTATAGGCGTCGCGGACCGTGACGAACTCTACGTTGTCGAGCTTGTCCGGACACTCTTCCATGACCTTGAACTTAAGTATATCAAGTAGGTTGTCGAAGTCAAGGATTCGCAGCTTGTATCCGGCTTTTACGAGGGAGACGAGCGAACCGGTCTTGCCGGACTTGGCGTCGCCGATGAGGAGGAGTTTGGTGAATTGGTTAGACTGGTGGTTGGCTAGGGAGGGCATTAGCTTTTGGCTCCTTCGAGGGTATTGATTAAATCCTGCAAATGCTGTTTGAAAGACATAGATACAAATTTTGCATCGACTTTGGACCAAGCTTCAATCTTAAGCTCACCAACTTTAGAAGCAATTCTGCGAAGCTCATCAGCAACAGAATTAAGTGCTGTATCTTTTGTAGCAATCTGCTTAAATACTTCACTCAGATGCTTGTTGACGTTCTTGAGAGTCTCTATCGATTCCTGCGCTTTTGTTTGCGTTGCCATTGGCTTTCTCCATTTCTACCACAAATTCCTTGTGGATTTCATTAAGGACTTCCACGATCGCACGGCGTTCGGAGAAGCCTCGGGTTTGGTCGTCTTTTATGCGGCGGGCGAATTTCCAGAGAACCTGTGAACAAAGGTCAAGGCCAGCCATGAACCCTGCTCTGGCGCTGGCGTTTGGAAATTCTATCGGCTTCTCAGGGGATTCCATCTTTCCTCCAATGCCAGTTGTTCGAAGTCGGATTTGAGATAAATCTCACGGACAGATGGGGATTTAGAGCAAACCCCGCGGAACTTACAACCGCCGAACTTGTCGCAGGCAGTGTCGTTCATTGGCCAGTAGTTGGCGATGGCATAGCGTTCGGCATTACCTAAATGAAGATGCAGGTCAGCCAGCCATTCGTCGAGCTGGTCGGCTGTACGGAAGGTAAAACCTGATACAAACCTGTTTTCCTTCTCCAAGAGAATCTGCGCGGCGCGAACGATCACGCCTTTGATCGGGGCACCGAGGACCATCTGACCGGCGAGGGTATAGAGGGTCATCTGGTTGTGGGGTTCGTATTGGTCGAAGTAGTATTGGCTTGGGGTTGTGACGGTGGTTTTGTGGTCCATCACGAAAAGTTGGTCGTTGAAGGTGACGACACGATCTAGGTGGCCGGCTAGGAGGTAGGGTTGGCCATAGATCGTAGGCTCTTTGGGATTACCATCTTCGTCGATGGACATACCCATAGCATAACCCTGCGGCCCCCAGTCAAGCTCGAACCGGAAGCTCAATTCCACCGCAGGCTTTCCGTCGGATTTGATGTAGGTTTCGGCAGGATCGTCCACGTAATGGTCAAGGTAATCCAGAACAAGTGAAACGACAGTCGTGCGGTTTTTATATTTTCCTGGTTTAACTGTCTCATCGACACTCCAATCATGCGTCCTTCGAACCAAGTCGGATATTGCATCGTGAACTGCGTCTTCATGGGAGATTCCGGTGGCACGGGCGATATCGTAGTCTTGCAGGGTTTGGTGGTACTCGATGCCAAAGCGAAGGTGGATGGATTCGCCCTTGGCAACATAACCATCTATCATTGTGTACTGGTATAATCGGGGACAAGTCTTAAGCAATCCCAGACTTGTACTATCATAGGCATATTGAATGTTGGTTCCGGGTAGGAAGGGACTGGCGGAGCCAACGGTTAGGAGGGATTCGTCTAGGGTTTGGTCGGGCATGGGCTTATGGCTTTCGGTTGGTGGAGGCTTTCAGTCGAAGAGATTCTAGACGGGATATCTCAGACATGACTTTTTGAGATATGTCAGTTAGCGTTGCTATCTTAATCTCACAATCGGCTTTGACTTGAAGCATCCCTTGGATTTCGCCTTGAAGCATGTTCCATTGGGACTTGAGCGCTTCCTCAGCTTTGCTTTGGCGCTTCATCAAAACCTCCTATCAACCTTAACCTCAGTTTTTGGCTTGGTCAGTTTCATCATCACTTGGGAAATGTCGACTGACTGTGGTTTGGTTGGTTTCTCGCCTTTGGCCTTTCTGGCGCGGGAATGTCGATGATATTTGATTATGTCATCGATATCTTCGGAAGTCAAGTCAATTGCCGGTTTGGCGTTTATGTCTTCAATCCGGCGCATAAGTTCGTCGAGGTCACTCATAGTGGATACTCCAGCAGGTTTTGAATCTTAGCAAAACGATTGCTATAATCTGCGAGCTTTTGAATGTAATCTACGTTTGGAGATTCGTTATGTTCATTGGTTAATCTTACAACAATCCAAGCAAAGAATTCATCTGGCGGTGTTGCAGCATCTTCAAGCATATCTTGAAGCTCTATGAATGCCCGAATTTCTCGTTTTGAAAGTTTTAACTTCATCATTCAGGCTCCCTTGCATCGTCGAGTTCGACGGATTTCTGGGCGATAATTGTGACGCCCTCTTTACCGCCGGAACAGACTACTAGGTTGGCGTATTTAGGGTTGGCTTTGACTATATCGTGGAAATGATAGTTGAGAGCGTGGACGTTATTTGTTTCCACAACCACACCAAGTTCTTCGGTCAAGGCTTTGTCGAGGATTTCAATCAGGAGTTCGGGGCGCATTAGAGTTCCTCGATATCCATGATTTCTTCCTTTTGGCCGAAGGGATCGACATAGACCCACCATTCGCCGGTGCCTTCGGCGGCTTCAACGAGTTTAATCCGGAATTTGTCGTATTCGGATTTGCCATAACGAGGGTCTTCGCGAGGGTACATACGCATGGATTCGCGGCGCTGGAGAACGCGAGCTTGGTTCATGCGTATGCGGAAGTAGCCTGCGGCTTTCTTGTCGCCGAATAGGGTGCGGACACCCTTGGACGAACGGACGGCTTTGTCGAAGACTTCGTAGCAGTCTTCATATGCGGCGATGGATTCAGAGAGGGCCACGGTTAATGACTCCTTATGTAGGTAAGCTGTTTACGCGGGCGAGTATCAATCACGTAGTGGATGTTTTGTTCTTGACCGCCGGGCCGAATGTCTTCACTGTTAAGATGATAGACATGATCGAATTCCAAGCCCTTGGCGCGGTGTCCGNACATGAAGCGGACGGTGCCGCCGGCGGATTCGAAGATATGTTTAGCGTAAGCAATCGCCTGTCCAAGGGTCCTGCCGTGTCGAATGAATACCCGCATACATTCAGCGGTGTCTGCAACGCTTTTTGAATCGAGACTTTCACGTTCTGCTTCCCAGTGTTCGACAGCCTCGAAGGCTTGGGCTTGGGTTTGGTCTTCTGGGCCAAGTTTGCCAAGGAGGCGGATGATTCGAGCGCCGATATCAACACCGGCAACATCGACCTTATGTCCAGCTTGCAACATTTCCATGGCGAGGGCGATTAGTGGCGCATTATAGCGGCATATAACTGTGGAGTTGTCTTCGATGGATTGAATATTCCCGCGGGCAACAATGCCGCCTCGTTCAGCACTTCGTATGTCTGGTACGTGCCAGTGGACATTATCCGTGATGGCGTCGGGACAGCGGAAGCTGATTGACAAAGGTAGCGTGACCATACTAAATTGCGAAATAGCGTCTGGCATTGCTCTGGTGTCAGCCCCGCGGAATTCATAAATTGCCTGTGCTTCGTCTCCCACGCCAATCTGGCGGGAATGCTTACAGAGTCTGGCGACCATCGCGCGGTTGACAGGAGAAAGGTCTTGATATTCATCGACAAGGACCACTGGGAATGAGGGATAGGTTCCGCCGAACAGGGCTGGCATGTAGACTTGATCGGTGAAGTCGATTACCCCGTTGTAGGCTTGGGCGATGGAGAGGTTCAGGATTTTGTCGATCAGGGCCGGAGCATCGGGGAGCAAGGTTTCATCGAGCAAGCGCTCGACTGCACGGAAGTCGCAAAGGGATTTGGACGCTCGCGCATGGGTTGGCGGAATGTATCCGATATTACGAGCGATTGAAGTTGCAGCAAGCACAGAATCATACATACTCCAAAGATAAGCTCGTTCACCACGGGATGCTTCATCTACTAGGCTCCGGAAGATTTCGGCGATTTTCTTTTTGTTCAGGGTCAGGCGGCGGTCTACGGCGGCTGCCCAGATTTTGTGGCCGAGGGAATTGAAAGTGCGGACGGTTGTTGCGGATCGCATGCGCTTCTCGGCTTCGGTGGCGATGGCTTTGTTGAAGCACATGAGCAGGTATGGTTGGGCTTTCTCGGCGGCGTCGATCATTTGCAGCATTGTGGTTTTACCGGTCCCGGCTCGGGCGCGGATCATTAATGATTGTTTCGATCCTTTAACTGCATCAAGAATTGCAGTTTGTTCATCTGTTGGCTTCATTATTTAACTCCGTCAACTTAGTTTCGCGCGCAGATACGGCTTCTTCGATAGAATTAAACATACCTAAATATATTCTAGTACCATTACGTCTAATTTCGGCTCTAAATTTTGAACCTTCTGGATATACACCTCTAACTTGAAGATAGTTATTTATTTGAGGTCCCTTATTAAGCATGTTTTCTTGACGTGTTACCGCGCGCAAATTACAAAATCTATTATCTCCCGGCGCACCATTTATATGATCAATATCATTCTCAGGTAATTCACCTGTCATATAAAGCCATGCTAATCTATGTGCTTTATGATTGCTGCCGCAAATACCTATTGTATAATATCCATAACTATCCAGAGTACCTGCCTTTGCACCAATTTTGACGTTAGGGCCTCTTTGTGTAAGATTTGTAAATTCACCTGTCTCTGGATCATAGTGTAAAACAGATTTGAGATAGTCTTGTGTAAGTTGCATTGTATTAGCTTTCCTTTCTGAAACAATACCAAGCGCCGGGTCATCGGGGAAGACTCCGTTGAACTGCGGGTCGATACAGGCGTCGAGGATGGAGGGGTTGGAGAAAGGGCGAGAGGAAGGTTCGACTACGCGGTAGACTAGCTTTCCCATTGGCTTTCCTTATTGTCCGTAGATTATACTAGATTTGGTTGGTAGAGTCAAGGGGATTGTTGTGTTGGGTTAGAGTTTCTTGTTATGTATCTGTGTCCTCCTTGGGGGCTAGGAGAGATTGGGCTTCGGCAAGCACGG